CCCCCAATCCTTGAACACGGCCTCCAGTTCGCGCGTCGCCTGGTCTACCTCGTCCACCCCCAGCAGCCAGTCGGTGAAGGCTTCCACGCCGTCATAGAGCAGATCGAACTGCGGGGCCAGTTCCAGCAGGCCGGCGTAGAGTTTGCGCCCGGCCTCGGTGGTCAGATCAATACTGCCGATCAGGTCATCAAAGCCCTGGCGGGTTTTTGGCAGGTCATCGAGGAGTTTAGCCAGGATGGCCGCGTTGGGGTCGCCGGGGATGGTAATCGTGTCCGGGGTTGCGCCGTCACCCTCTGGGCTGAGGGGGTCCTTGACCGCGTCACGGACGCGGTTAAGCGACTCGATGAAGGCCTCCGCCCCGTTGTCAACGTCATAGCCCAGATCGCGGAGGGCATCGCCGTAGTTGCCAAGGCCCTCTTCAACGATTTGCCAGAGCTGCCAAGTGGTGACCGCCTGGGTGGCGGCAGAGGCGCTGCCATCGGCGATTGCGGCAGCATTTTCGGCGATGCCTTTGGCCCATTCATCGGCCAGACGGCGCTGCGTGTCGACCCAGAAATTACCCGTGTCTTCCAGCGCGCCGGAGAGGTCCTCAAGCCCGGCGTCGAGGTCATCGGCGATCTTTTTGGCTTCCTGGATGATATCCTCGCTGAGCTTCATCAGCTCATCCTGAAGCTTTGGAACCTCGCGATTGATCGCCTTGGCCGCGGCTTGGATGGCGTCCACCAGCTTTTCGGTTTGGGTCGTGAACTGGTCATAGTAGAAGGACTGGGCCTGGGCGGCGGCATCGAGGGAGCCGAAGGCATCAACCAGGGCGGTGGATAGCTCCAGGACGCCTTCGGCGGTCAGGTCGGAAAGATCGGTGGCGGTTTGCTGGACGGCTTGATCCAGGAGGGCGAGCTGCGTGGCCATTCTGACAAAAGCCTCAGCGGCCCCCTCGCCTTCCTCGCGCACCAGGAGGCCATAATCAGCCAGGCGCTTGGCGTCGGCCACCACGTCGCCAGTCAACTTCAGGGCGTCGCCCATGGCGGTGCCGGCCAGGTCATCGGCCATGGCCAGGGCGGTTTGGGCAATGACCATGGCCTCCTGGATGCTGGTGGCATAGGTGTCCATGTTGGTGTAATCGACCAGGCCGGAGAAGACGTCGGACATAACGACGGCCAGGTCATCGCCGGTCTTGGCGGCCTCGGCAATGATCGCGTCGAAGGCGCCGACAAAGCTGGACGAAAATTCATGGGTGAGGAGCCAAAGGCCATCACCACTGGCGTCGCTGAGGGCCTTTTCCACGGCCTTGGCTACATCCTCGCCGTAGAAGGTCGCCAATTGCTGGCTCATGTCGGCCATGGCGGCCATCTGCTTTTCGTACTCCGGCCACATGTCCCAGTCAAATTCGTCGGTGCTGGCGGCATCGACGCCGAAGGACAGGCCAAAACCGCCGGAGACGCCGCGACCGCCACGGAAGCGGTTATCGACCCCGCTGCCGCCGGTGCTCACGCCCCAGTAGCCTGGCTCGTGGTCATAGCCGTCGCCGGTGAAGGCCCCGCTAAGGGCGGCGATCGCGGCGATGGCGGCGATGGCGGGAAGGAGGTAGGGCGCGGCAGCGGCCATGCTGGCGGCAAAGTTCCCAGTTGCTGCCAGCGACCCAGCCTGGCCCATGATGGTGCCAAAGGCGCCGCCATAGCCCATGGCGCCAATCTCGGCCATGGCGGTGCCCCAGCCGGCGGTAATGCCAGCGGCGGTGGCGCCGCTGAACAGGCTGGTGACGCCGCTGGCAAGATTGGAAAAGCTAGAGAAAATACTGCCTAGTCCGCTTGCCCCACTCGCGGCACTGGCGACGCCTGACCCTCCCGCAGTGATCGCCACGACCAGAGGCTTCGTCAACAGGGTGTGAGCCACTTCCGCCAGCCAGGAGCTTATGGCGCCCTTCAAACTCTCTAAGGTGGTCTTGGTGCCGGAGAAGAGGTCTTTCCACAGGCTGGCGAAGGTGTCGTCAATGCGCTTGACGGCGTTTTTCCAAACTTCGGTCCATGCGTCGGCTTCCTTTCCGTTTTCTTTCTCGGCCTTTGTCAGCTTCTCCATGGCCTGCTGAGCGCCTTCTACGTTGAGGGTGCCGTCCGCCAGGATACGCGTCAGCTCGGCGCGGTCTTGAGCCAACTCCCGCGCCTTGGCGCCTTCGGTATCGTACTTGTCGATAAGCTTTTGCGCGTCGTTGGTGGCAGTGTCATATGCCTCACCAACCTTCTTGACCATTTCGGCATAGTCCTTGCCCACCAGGTCGCCCTTGGCGTGGGCCTTGGCGATGAGTTCCGTCGCTTCGGCAAGCTTAACGGCATCGGCGCGGGCGGGAAGGAACTGTTTGACCAGGTCCGCTAGGTCTTTTTCGTAGTCCTTGGTCGCCTTGGCCGCTTCATTGGCGGCCTTGGCCGCGCCACCTTTGGCCGTGGTGCTTTTTTCGAGGTCGGCGGTGAACTCCTTTAGGATCTCTTTTGCTCGCTCCTCGGTAACGACATGGAGCTTGACCGCTTCAGTCAGTTCCTTTTGCTTTTCCTTGACCTTGATCTCGATATCCTTTTTCTTATCGTAACTAGCGACGATCTTATCCACCGCGGCGCGACTTTCATCTACGGCCGCTTTGTGCTCTTCCCAGCGCTTGACCATATCATCGCCGACCGCGGCGCCCTGGGCGTTTTCAAACTCGCGATTGGCCTTTGCTGTCTCCTGTAATCCGCGGCGAATGTTCTGAATGCTGCGCTCGGTTTCTGCCAACTTAGCCAATGCGTCATCACGCGCAATGGCAAGGCCAGGGGTTTTTGTGAGATCCCCTGCCTTATTGGCACGCTCGACCGCGCCAAGGTATTCGTTGACGAGCTTGGTGCGTTCACGATAAAGCATGGCCAGTTCGTCGCGTTCGCCCATGCTAAAACCAAGCCCCCGCTGGGCATTGTTGACGGCGCGAATAACAGCTTCCCAGTCGCGCGCCAGGCCGGTGGCGAACTGAATGGCACGGGACAGCGCATGGGTGGTGCCCGTGGCGCGATCCGCTTCCACCGCCATGTCGCTAAGCGCATTGGTCAGCCGATTCCATTCCGGGGCCAGGCCGCCAATCTCCTTGCCATCGTTGTACAACTCGTTAAGGCGCTGGCTGAGCAGGGGCAATAGCTCCTCGGCCATGACCTCGCCGTCTTCAAGCATCTTGCCCAGTTCCTGCTCCGTGCGGCCCATGGCGTCGGCCGCGGCCTTGAAGGCGCCGGGCAGGCGCTCGCCCAATTGCCCGCGCAACTCTTCGGCGCTGACCACGCCTTTGGAGATCATCTGCTCGATGGCCAGTAGCGCCCCCTGGGTATCGGCGCTGGATTTGCCCAGTTTGCCCATCGCCAGGGACACGCTCTCGAAGATGTCACGCGCGGCCTGTCCTTCCAGGGCGCTGCCCTTGGCGGCGGCGGAGAGGCTGATCCAGGCAGAGGCCACGTCGCCCAGCTTGAGGCCCATCTTGTCGGCAACGCCGCGGATGTACTCCATCTCCGCCCCGGCGGCTTGGGTGCTGCCGGTAATGGCGGTCAGGCTGGCCTGAAACCGCTGGCTTTCGGTGGCGGCGGTGATGAAGGCGCGGGCCAATTCCGCCACGCCGATCCCGGCGGCGGCGGTCAGGGCGAAGCTTTTGAGTTGATTGGTGACGGCGGTCAGCCCGCCCTTGGCGGCGCGGTCGGCCTCGCGGTCCAGATCACCCACGCTGCCCCGCACCCGCTCGATCCCCTGAATCGCCGCGGTGCCGTCGGCATTGATGATGAGGCTGAGTCTCATGCTACCGGCCATGGCGGGGCTCCTGGGGGCTGAAGGCGGAGGAAGGGATGAGGGATGAGGGTTGAGGGTTGGGGCTCATCCTTCATCCCTCAGCCTTCATCCTTGCCGGGCCCGCGGGCTGGGCCGGGCGCTGGCGGTCTGCTTGGCCCGCTCCTGGGCCAGGCGCTGGTGGCTGACCTGCAACTGGGCCTGCTCCAGGGTCTGGAGATCGGCGAACAGGCCAGGGCGGTCGGCCCGGGGGATGGCCTGGAGGTCCATCACCGCCCGCACCCCGGCGTAGTCCAGGCCGGTGGGGACGCCATTCATGCCGGCGTAGCGCCATTGGGTGTCGCAGGACAGGTAGAGCAAGACGGCGGGGACGTTCTCCGGCCACAGTTCCACCGCGCCGCACTGGCCGCACCAGGTGCGCTCACCGCGCGACTCCATGCACACGCGGCAGGTGGACGCGCCGTGGCCGGGGCCTGGCGTCGGCGCCTGGCTGGGCTCGCCGGGGGCATCCAGCCGCCAGCGCAGCCAGGCGATCAGTTTTTTCGGCGACCGTCATCGTCCAGGTCCTGGATGGCCTGGCGCACGGCCTTGACGACCCAGGTGCCGACGTTCAAGAGGGCGCGCAGGCGCTCGGGGCTGTAGGCGAGGGGCTCGCCGGCCTCGTCGCCGATGTCGGCCCAGTCGGTGACGCGGGACACCAGGCGCTCCAGGTCGGCATCGATGGCCTCGGGGCTGATGGCGTCGGCGATGGCGACGAACTTGGCCAGCATGGCGTTGGCGGAATCGATGCCGCCGGACGCGGCCTCGGCCTGGAGGCGCTCGATCTGGTCGCTAATGGCCTGGTGTTTGCTGGCGGCGTTGTCGGCGTGGGACAGGAGCTTGACGCGCAGCTTGATGCGCGTTTCGCCGTCCGGGTCGGGGAGGCGGATGGTCAGCCAGGTCTGGCGGTCTTGTTGGAGCTTAAACATGGTCAGTCTCGGTCAGTGGGGAAAGGGTGGTCAGTAAGGGCGCGGTCCGGGCGTGTCACGGCCCGGTCCGCTACCCGGCGACTGACCGGCGCCGGGGTCAGGCTTAGGCGATCAGGGTGTCGGCCAGGGGCGAGAGCAGGACGGCGACCAGGCCCTTGTCGGTGCTGCCACTCTTGAAGCCGGTGAAGGTGAAGGTGACTTCGGTGCCGCCGGGGCTGTTGATAGGCGGGGTGGCGAGGGCGATGGTGGCGTGGTCGAGCTTGAGGCTGAGCTTTTCATTGCCGGCGCTGGCGCCGGTGCCGGCGCCAAAGGTCAGGGTGACCTCCAGGGGGGTGTCGGTGCGGGCGGCGGCCTTGTCGATGTAGGCGGAAAACAGGGTGGTGTCGACGATGGCGGTGACCTGGCCGGAGACATCGGCGAAGCCTTCCGGCAGGTCGATGCGCTCGCCGCTGGTGCCGAGGGTGTAGCGCCCGGCGTCCAGGTTGTTGTTGATGGTGAACTGGACGCTCTTGACGTTGGTGACCGCGGAGCCGGCGAGGAGCACGGCGCAATCGGGGGCAAACCAGCCGGTGTGGCCGGTGTCGCCCAGGCTGGCGTCGATG